AAACGATACTGAAGTTTTGGCATCAACAAACCTTGTGATGCTGAGCTTTGATCGTTTGCTAAAGGTACTGTAAATTTTGATAATGTTGATATTGCCATCTGTTTCTCCTATTTATCGAAAATTAGTTCCCTAATTTTGCAATTTCTCCTGTGTTTTTGATTCTCAACGGTATGTAAATAAATTCAACTGATTTAACTGGCTCAATCGCTATGTCTACGTACAGTTCATTTCTGTCTATTCTAGTAGATGTGTTGTTCGTTTCGTCACAAACTACCAAGAAGTCAAACAATGCTCTCTGTCCAACAAGTTCCAACAAGAATGATTCGATCGCACCCTTGATCTCGTTCCTTGTCAGTTCATCATTTGGTTCAAAGATAAATGGTTTTCCAACTGCGTCTAACTGTGTTCTCAAGTAGACTGCCAATCTTGAAACGTTTATTCTGTCCAAAGCTGAACTTGCCGATGTTTTAGTTAAGTTACCAAAGTTAACAATCCCTGCTCCTGCAAAGAAAGTAATTGGGTTAATCTTAACTTCATGCATTGAATCTCTCACTGACTCCGTTACAGATATTGTTTCGAACTCTCCAGACGCTGTGTCGATGTAACCAACTGAGGTTGCATTGTCAACAACACCTCTTCTTGTTCCTGATGGAGCGAACCATGGGAAAGCAACACTGTCGTTGTTTGCCAGTGTTCTCAACATCATGTGTGATGCCGGTACAACAATTGATTTGCCTGTGTTGTCCGTAGTCAGTCCTGATGGATAAAACACACCCAAGTAATCACTTGCACTTACAAGACCATCTTCACCGTTGTCTAACGCCACTGCTGTGTTGTTAGCCCAGTCCTGAATAGCAGTTGATGTACCTTCCAATCTTAATGGAGTGTCTCCAACTATAAACGCTGTTTCGTTTCTGTCTGTGTTCAAGTTAATCATGTTTGAGATCAATTCTGGATAACCAGGTACAGCAATAACATTGAAGCCTCTTTGGTCTTCTCTGATTGCTTGGTTGGTGTCGATCTCTGATTTCAGTTGCTCAACAATAACTTTTCTCTGTGATTTTCTTCCGAAAGATCCAGATCCGTCTGCATTGTTGCTTGATTTAGTTACCCATCTGTCTGGGTAGTAAGTAGACACAGATTCGTTACTGTTGAATCTGATGTTACCCAAACCACTTGATCCAGAACCTGGATACTTCGTAGTTGTGATGTAACTGTTTTTGTATTCTTTAACATTGTAACCAGAACGTCTAGTGTTGTAAAGCAGTATACCCTGTGGGAATAAAGTTGGATCTGGAGCATCCGGGTCTAGGAAACCATCTGTCAACAATGATTTGATTGTTGAAGCTGTTCCTGCCGCTGTTGATGTTCCTGCCGCTTTGTCAGTAGAGTTGTGCCATCTCGCATCTGCGAAAACTACACCGTCTTCTGTTGTCTGGTCAGCTTTGTCAACTAGCACCCATGCCGCACCAGTTGTTGTAACTGCTACTTGGTTGGCTGTGTTAGTTGAACTCAACGTTGCCGCTGTGTTGTATTTGTAAAGTTTTGGATAGTTCTCTAGATCACTTGTGTCAATCCATAAGTCGTTTGTTACAAGTGCAGTACCATCTGATTGTGTAGTTGGTGCTGTTGCTGAAAACTGTGGACCATTCGGATCAGTAGTCGTGTATGCCGTTGCATAACCAACAAAAGTTGTTCCGTTGTGTGCCATGATGTCTGCATCTAAAGTAGTGCTGTACCAAAGTGTGCCATCTGCTGGTTCGTTGCTTGGAGCAGAAAGTGAAGCTGTGTAGCTCAATCTTTTCCAGTTTGAAATTAGCAATCCTCTGTTTGCTGTTGAGTCCATGGACTCTCCAGTTGGAACTGTGTACAAGTTGTCGATCAGTGTTGAACTGCTCGCTGTGTACGTTCCGTAAACGTGTGCTGTTGAGGCATAATCAAAACCTGCATCTGCCAATGGCGTACCAATGTCTCCGTCCACTAATCTGATGTCACCGCCCAGTACGTGTGTAAGCACGATCTCGCCAGTTGTTAATTTACTTGCTCTAACATTTATTAGTTCAGTAGTTGATGTAGATAATGCATTAGCGTTAACTTTAGCGTTGACTGCCGTAACAAAAGCATCTGCATCTGTACCAGCTAGTGTAACTGTTACTGCTGTGCTGAAACCATCCTGATTTTTTCTTGTCTCTTTGATTGAGAAAGTTTCTGTTGCTGTGAAACTTGGTGAAGTCAATAAACTTGTAACAGTAGTTTGACCACCTTCGTATCTGAATAGTTGGAAGTCACCAATGTTAGGTGTTGTATCAGCCGCATCTGCCGCCGTCATGCTCTGCTCAGTGATATTGAATTGTGTGTATAAAGTTCCTGCTGTTAATCCTGTTCCACCGTTCGCCGCATCTAACTTGAAGATCGCTGTGCTGTGATCATCATGCAATGGAGCCGCTACTGTTGAGAAACTTGCACTTGCCGAAGCATAAAGTTTAGCAACAATGTTAGCACCTGAGTTTGCTGATGTAGTCTTGAACCAAACTGAACCGTTAGGTCTGTTTTGGTCTGCAGTTTTCCAAGTTGGTCTTGAAGTGTGTGCCGCTTGTAAAAACTGTACACCATTAGCAACACCTGATGTGATGCCCAATGAAGCTCTTAACCCTGTGCCAGAATCAAATCTGATTGTGTTGGTACCTTCTGTTGAGTCACCCAGTGCGCCACCGTTGTGGAATATCTCTAGGTTACCTGTCACACTGTTTACTGAAGCTGTAACGTTAGTCACGTTAGAACCGATCGCTGATGCAACATCTGATAATGCTGTACCACCAGTCGTAATAGTGATACCATTCATGATCATGTTATGACCATTAGTAACTGTTGTTCCAGATGCAACTGTCACTACAGGTAATGATGTATGCCATGCCTGTGATCCAATTTGTACCCAAGTGTTACTTGCTGTCTTCTTGAAGATCTTGTTTGAAACGTGTGTAGTGTTGATTGCGTATGAACCAACTTGTCCAATTGAAGTAAGTGGTGCACCAGTAGAAACACCGCCAACTAGATCAGCTACTAGAGTGATCAGTATTGGAGTAATTGTTGTGAACGCTTGATCTGTTTGTGACCACTCAAATAAACCATAGCTAGTTGATGCAAGGTCAAACCAGTATGATGCGTCTGATGGGTCTGCTGTAGGAGCCGATGCACTACCGATCAAATCGTTAGTGTCAATGTTTGCTCTTAAAACAAAAGCTCTGTTGGCCACACCCAAGAATGAGTAAGCCGCTTGTAGACCGTATTCATTCAATTCATAGCCGTTTAATGAATTTCCTGATGCGTCTTGGTAGAATTTCGGATCTCCGAAAGTCTCTGTTAATTCTCTCTGAGATGAGATCAAGAAAGCAGTGTTGGCGTTTGCAGTTTGTGTTCCTGTCGCTGTGCTGTCGCCTGCTCCGTTTGTCTTATCCTGTCCTGATGCTACTATGAATAGTGGTGTAGTACCCGCATCTGATGGTACATAGAAACTTTCGTTTATTACTGAAACTTCTACTCCTGGTGATGTTAATGCCATTTTTCGTTTTCTCCTTGCAAGTTTAACGTATACAGAGTTATTTATTCAATCGTATGGTTTTTACGATATAACTTGCTATTTTTAGGTGCCTATATAGGCAACGTAAATAAGCATATGCAATACAAAGACAGACCGCTATGCAAGGGGTGTAAGGCAAAGCCCAGGGCCTATGCCTACAGGCGTGGATTAAAAGTTTACTGGCGTAGCCTGTGTGATACCTGCAACAGAAAGAAGTCCGGCAAGAAAGTGGGAGGAATCACAGCCCTACAAAGATCCGGATACAAGAAACACAAGAAGTGTGAGCTGTGCGGATTCAGGGCACAGAAACAATCCCAGTTGGATGTGTTTTTCGTGGATGGGAGTATGAGGAATACTGCTACTACTAATTTAAAAACTGTTTGCGCCAATTGCCAAAGGTTGGAAAGCGTCCGTAATTTGGGATGGCGTATTGGTGATCTTGTTGCTGATGATTAGGTCATCGATTTGACTGTATAGCTCTTCTAAAGTTCCGTCGTTCCTAATAACATAATCAAAATCTGATTTTGCCCATGCAAATTCTGAACTGTGGATTCCTGCAGGCATTATGTTGCCTTCAACGTAGCTTGTGAACCAATCAGGATCTTGTCCTCTTTTTACAAGTATGATCTTACCACCGGACTCTCTGATTGTTTTGATCTCATTCTCAAATCTCGTATCTGATATCACTGTGGGTTCGCCTTTGTATCTAGCTAGACAGCTATCAATCCATATGGCATCGTGCATGTTCTGACGCATTACTTCTGTGCCAAAGTGTTGTAGCACCCAACGTGGGGTCACATCCTTGTTGAATTTTTTACTCCAGAATGTGTCGGGCTGTTCTCTCCACGCTCTGCTCTCGTCGGTCTTGCCTTCCAGCATTTCCCTGTCCCAATTGAACATGGAACTTACTGCATCTTTTAAACTTTTTGCGAATGAATCTTTACGGAAATTATGTTTCTGTGCCAGTCTATCTGCGACTGTGCCCTTACCAGAACCTATTAATCCTACTACACCTACTAACATAGGTTTATTATACTATTTTTTTAAACGTTTTTCAATCTCTTTTTTAACATCATGGACTGATGTTAATACCAGTTTCCGTACGCCCAGTTTCTTTTCTTTCAAGGCATGTATGGCAACATTCTCTAGATCGTCAACCATGTTGGTCAGTTCTTCTAGTGTGCATTTGGAAAGTTTTTTGTATCGAGTATCTATCATGATACTATTATTTAAATGGAAATAGTGGTCAATTAACCAATAACAAAACTGTGTGGTGTTCCACCTTCTTGGAAATTACCTATCTCTGATTCTAGTTTTTCCATCTCAGCCTGTCCTTCGTTCTTCAAGGCATCACCGTTGAGTGTTGTTCCACCTTGTGGACCTGCGATGGTACTGAACTTGCCTCTCGCCTCTCCTATCATTACCTTGGATACAGCGAGTGTGTAATCTCTGATCCATGGTTTAGAATAGATATCCTTGAACAGTGTTATATCTGGTCTGAAGTTATCAGTGTGCATTAGAACTGTTTCGTTGTCAGCTCTTGGTCTCTGTGTGATAGTTAATTTTTTTGTTGCAACATCAAAGTGGAACTGTATGAAACTTCCAAACATCTTACCTACTAATTCTTGGTATGATGCGAATGCATAGTAAGTGGCTAATCCACCTGTAGCACCTGCCCTCAAAAGGTATGTGTTTGTGTATGCTAGATTGAAAGGTTCAAAAAGTGTTCCACCTTCTCCACCAGCTGTTCTTGATCCCACTGTTCTCCTGTTGAGATTTCTCACGTTGATGATCTCATCTGGTAAGATATATGTGTTCTGATCTTTCTTAAGTTCTAGGAAAGCATATGATTCTTCCACAGCGTTTGAAGATCTCTGTCTGAATTTATTAATAGCTCTTTCCAGTGCCGTTTGATAGTGTTTAGGGTCTAATTCAACGTCAATCATACCATCACCTAGGTTATTTTTGACGTAATCGAATATCTCTTGTTGTCCTGTTTGTAGTTCTGACATACTCA